ATAATGAACAGAAAGGTACTTTCGTAATTCGTGCAGGTGCAGCAGGTCGGCCTCTTTCTGGAGTAATCCCTGTAACCTCTTTGGACACCACCCACTTATTGGATTCTGCTTACAAGAAGAAAGTAGAAGAACGAGATAAAGGTGAATATGTACATCCATATCGTACAGACATCGGTGCACAAGAGCCTATGCCAGCTAAACCAACTGCCAAAGATATTGGTAAGTTTGGACTAGCTAACTTCCTCATGTCTTCTGCTTTCGCCTCTGGTGAGAATCTACCTTCTAACTTCGAAATTAACTATCGAGGAAATATGCAACAATTCTATGATAAATTGGCTATGGATGAGAATAAAGACAAAGTTGGCTTTAATAGTGCAACGGGTACTTTTACTCCATACAAAGACGCTCACGGTGAGTCTATCGGTTACGGTCACTTCCTGACGGAGGAAGAGAAGAGAAACGGGTACATTAAGATTGGCGATGAACTGGTTCCATATCGAGGGTCTATGTCTCAGCTTACAGAGAGTAAGGCTCGCGCCCTTATGGAGCAAGATGCTAAGAAGCATGTGCCTCCTACTCGTGACTGGAAGATTCCGTTTGACCAGATGCACCCTGCACAGCAACGTGGTTTGATGGACTTAACCTACAACCTAGGTAAAGGTGGAATCCAGAATTCACCACGTGCTCTAGCTGCATTCAAAGCGGGTAAACTTACGGAAGGTTTTATCGAAATGCTGGGTACTGCATCCAGTGAAGGTAAGCGTATTCCTGGTCTACTGAAGCGACGCGCTGAGGCTTACAATATGGCATCTGCTGGTGGTGTACCAAAGATTACCGAAGTAGACACTCGTGAAGATGGCTCTATGTGGGTTAAGTTTGGTGGTCCCATGCCAGCAGGCTCTGTCTCTGCGTGGACTCATAAACGTATTGGTGCTGATGGTTGGTATCAGGTTTATGAGGCCGCACCCACTAAGTTGGCTAAAGGTGCTAAGGTCGGTAAAGTTAAGTTATAGTACCTAACTCAAGGCTTGTCTCACATGTGAGACAGGTCTTTATGATAGGCACTATGGAGGAACTATGGAACAAGATATTAAGACTAATTGGGCTGGGTATGTCCAGTCTACTCCTGAGCCGTTTTCTATTGAGGCGGCTCCGGTATCGGCTCCTACGATACGCCAGCGTAATGAGCTACAAGAGCAAGTTCTTGAAGCTAAAGCGGACGCTGATATCTTAGGTGCTGTAGGTGCTGCCTTCCAGAATGAGTGGTTAGCATTCGGAGGTAAGCGGTGGTATGACCGTGCTACTGCTGATTTCACACCTCAGCCTGACTTTGAAATCCAGCCAGAACAACGTGAAGCGCTACGCTTCAAATATGGCACAGATATGATGCAGACAATCACTGAAGGTGTTCGCTCTGAGGATGAATTAAACTTCCGTATACAGAATGCAGATGAAGACCTTGAGCGTAATAAGCGCATTGCTCAAGCCGGATGGGCTGGCTCTGTGGCAACGATTGGTGCTGCTGTGCTTGACCCTGTGGGCTGGGTTGCCTCTATCCCAACTGGCGGTGCAGCTAAAGTTGGCCTCGTAAGCCGTGCTGTCCGTGGAGCTATTGCCGCTGGTGTGAGTAATGCCGCTATTGAATCCGTATTGGTCCAAGGCGACATGACTCGTGATTTAGATGACATTATGGTAGCACTAGGCTCTGGTATGGCAATGGGTGGCGTTATTGGCGCTGTAGCTCGTGGTAGGGCCACCAAACTCAGTGCGCAAGGGGATGACAGGGCTGCGAGTGTTGTGCGCAGTGCAGACGCTGGAGATCGCTATGTACGTGCCGTTGCCGATGACAGTATCGGTGCGATGCGTGTTAAGGGTGCAGAGGTGCTTACTGAAGGTGCATTTGATGTATCCAGTAAAGGTGAAGACCTGCTGAAAACCTTGCAGCGAGAAGGCAATGCTATTGATATGACACCTCGTCGCTGGGCCGGAACTATGTCTGCTCTTGGTACTGTCGTGCATTCCTCTCAGGATGCAAGTATACGTGGCCTAGGTGCCCGCTTGTTTGAATCCCCTCAAGGCTTAGGTATGCAGAAGGCATCTGCTAGTCTTATGCAGAATACTAACTTGAATCGTCTGAAGTCTGCTGATATGAACCGTTTTAATGATGGATTTGATTTGTGGCTTAAAGAGAATAATATCAATCCAGTAGCGGGGCATACCAACTCTCATTATGTGCAGCAATACAATGAGAAGGTGTGGGAGGCAGTGCGTATTGGTATGGATGAGTCTACACCTAAGTCTATCCGCATGGCAGCGGAAGGACAGCAGTCTATGTATCGTGAAGCCTTAGCTTTACGTCAACGCTCTGGTGAAGCTGGCTTTGAAAAGGTTAAAGCTAACGATAAGTACATGCCTGATATTTTTGATAGCATGAAAGCTCGCCGTCAATTCACTATGCACGACAAAGAGGATATTATTGAATTATTCTCGCGCGCTTATCAGAATGGCGATCGTAAGATTCCAAAGGAGATAGCAGATGATATTGCACGTGCACAAGTAAACCGTGTTGCTGATGCTACTCTGACAGGGCAACTTAGTTTTGAAAAGGCCATGTCTGGTCAGACTAAAGCAGAATATGAAGCCCTCATGCGTAAAGCAGGCTTTAGTGATGAAGAGATCGAGAAGATGGTAGAAGCTCTTGATAACAAAGAGACTAGAGATAATATCTCTAATCGAGCTAAGATGAGCCTAGGGTTGGATGTTACTCAGGAATACAATGGCATTCGTATGCGTGACTTTATGAATACCAACGTAGAAGAGTTGACAGATAACTATATGAAGGAAGCGGCAGGTGGTGCTGCCTTAGCTCGCCAAGGATTCTCTACATATCAGGCTGCACTTAATGCAATAGACCTTGTAGAGCGAAATGCACGAAATGCGGCTAAAGACACAAAAGCACATGCACAATTTGAAGCAGAATCTACTAAGATTCGTCAAGCAGAGCCTGATTACAAGAAGGCGCAAGAGAAGATTGAAGAGTTAAAGAAGAAGCTTAAATTGAAAGAGAAAGATGAAGCAGCAGGTCTGGCTATTGATGAAGAGGTTCGTCAGATGCGAGAAGGTCTTCGCTTAATTATGGGTAAATCTATCGATGCAGACCCACAAGCACTGTCTACTAAGATGATGCGTCGTGGTCGTGATATCACAGGTGTCCTTCGCTTAGGCCAGATGGGCTTTGCACAGTTAGGTGAACTTGCTAACTTTATGGGTGAGTTTGGTATTGCTGCAACTACTGTAGCTTTAGGTAAGCAATTCCGCTTTACATCTAAGGCTTTACGTAGTGGTGATGGCTTCTTCAGAGATAAGAACTTGGCAGAAGTAGAGCGAATGGTAGGTTATATTGGTGAGGATAACTGGCTGACAACCAAGGGTGCACGTCCTGATGAGTTTGGCGATGTGACAACCATTCGTGGCGCTATGGCTCACTTCGACCAATCCATGAACTCAATCCGTCGTGCTCAGACAAACCTGTCACTCTTCCGCATGGCTCAAGGTTCTCTGGAGCGAATGACCAATAGGCAAATAGCCTTATCTTTCATTGACCACCTTGAAGGTAAGAAGGTTATCCCTCAGAAGAAATTGGAAGAACTTGGTCTTACTCAAGAGTTCATGACTGATTTACAGAAGCATTACGATGCTAACTCTAAAGGTTCCGGCTTACTCGGCTTTGATACAATGCCGTACGCAATGGGTGAGACTTTAGCTAATGCTATTCGTCGTAAATCTGGTCTAATCATTCAGCGTAACTTCATTGGTGATGAAGGTATCTGGATGAACAAAGCACTAGGTAAGACTTTTGCACAACTTAAGTCGTTCTCCCTTGTATCTGGTGAGAAGCAATTTGGTCGAGGCATTCGCCACGATAAGATTGGTCTTGCTAAGAAGACGGCCTATGGGTTCGCTTTAGGTTCAATGGTATATGCAGCGAAAGCCTATGTGAACTCTATCGGGCGAGAAGACCAAGATGAATATCTGGAAGAGAAACTATCGCCTAAAGGATTGGCCTTTGGTGCGATGGGTATGATGAGTACAACTGCTGTATTTAGTCTAGGTGGAGATTTCTTAGGTGGCCTAGGTATTCTACCTTCCGAACTCATTCAATCACGTTATGAAGCAGGCTTCCAAAGTAAAGGTCTGATTGACCAAATACCTCTGGTTGGCGTTGGTGCAGATGCAGTAAATCTGGCTAACTCAATCAAGAAGTATGCAGAAGGTGACACAGAAGGTGTAGATATCGCTAAGCGAGCACTTCGCCTTGTGCCACTAACTAATGTAATAGGTGTCCAAAACGCATTGCGTTATGGCTTAGATGAACTGGAGGACTGATGGGTTATACTTTCACAGAACACACAGCCAACGGTACGCAAGTGACTTATCCTTTTAGGTTTGCTGGTAGGGATAAGGGTTATCTTCGTGCCTCAGATGTAAGAGTGGATACTCTTCAAGGTGATACTTGGACTAAGGTCACATCTGGCTGGCAACTAACTGGTACAAACCAGATTACTTTTGATGTAGCACCAGCAGCAGGTTTGAAGATTCGTATTCGAAGGGAAGTACCAAAAGAGAACCCGTATGCAGAGTTTGACCGTGGTGTTACCCTTGATATGAAATCTTTGAATGGTTCTTTTATTCATAATCTAGAGGCAACCCAAGAGCTTCTAGATGGGTTTTACCCTGAAGGGTACTATATCAAACAGAATGTATCATGGGGTGGTAATAAGATTACAGACCTAGCAGATGGTACGGCACCAAATGATGCAGTGAATAAAGGGCAGCTTGACGCTATTGATAAGAAACACACAGACTGGAATAAGACGCAAGATGAGCAGATAGATGGTATAATTCGTAGCTTCGTCAGCAACGTATCTCACCGTTCTGCGCCTTGGACTTATTTAGCTGCAGGTGGTGAAGGTAAGGTAAAACCTCCTTTCTTCTTCCAAGCAGCACTAGTGTGGCGAGATGGTGTATATCAGGATGAGCAAGCTGGTGCTTTTGAAATTAGAGATAACACTATATTCCTAGCCAAGCCTTTGCTTAGAAAAGGAGAGCGTGTGTCTGTTCTCCTTGGATCCCGCATAGCAGTGCCGGACAAGGGTGATGTGCTCCAGCTTGAGTTCCCTGCTGTGGCAGGTTATACAGAGATAAATCTTGGTATGCGTGTGTCAGAGGTGTCTGTCTTTCTTGATGGACTTCTGCAATCTCTAGGTTCTTATGAGCTTGTAGGTGATAATAAGTTGGTGTTTAGTGAGCCGCTACCAGATTGCACCGTGCTAGTTCAAGTTAAACTGGATACAAAGTAGGAGGTGTATTTGTGGTAGACTCAGAGGTCATCAACGATACGCTGAAGTGGGTTCCGGGTGGTATCGTAACCAGTACAACCCTCTTAGGTATTAGTTGGGAGAACTGGGTTTACATCTTAACCGCAATCTATACTATGTTACAGATTGGGGAATGGGTATGGACCCGAGTTATAAAATGGAGGGAGAAGAGTGAGCGTACACAATAAACATGCAGCTACAGAGGATGAGGTTGGCATTCTGCATGGTGCTATTACCAAGATGTTCAACAAGAAAGCACAGGCAATACTGGACACTATAGAAGGGGACCCAGATGCAGCACTGGCTTTAGTTTCTGGTAAAGACATTGGGGCTATGTGTAAGTGGGTTCTTGACAATGGTATTACCGCTACACCTGCTGCACAGCAGGAAGAATCCAAACTGTCTAAGCGCCTCAAGGCTATCCGAGAGGCATCCAGTGGTAAGATAGTTCAATTCACTAAGGAGGATTGATGGCTAAGGCAAGAGAGTCACAAGCGGAGGCTCTTGCCAGATGGGAGATGCTACATGAGTTACAGCAGACCTTTCCTTACACATCGGAAGGTTTGCTACTCTTTGCAGACACAGTTATTCATAACTTGATTGCAGGTAGCCCTCATCTGATTCGCATGCAGGCCGACATCTTAAAGTTCTTATTCTACGGACACAAGTATCGCCTCATTGAAGCGCCTCGTGGTATCGCTAAGACAACACTAGCAGCAATCTATACAGTCTTCCGTATCATACATGAACCGCATAAGCGTATCATGGTTGTATCCCAAAACGCCAAGCGAGCAGAGGAAATCGCTGGTTGGGTGGTGAAAATCTTCCGTGGATTGGACTTCCTTGAGTTTATGCTACCGGATATCTACGCTGGGGACCGTGCATCAGTTAAGGCATTCGAGATTCATTACACATTACGTGGCAGTGATAAGTCTCCTTCTGTGTCTTGCTACTCAATTGAAGCAGGTATGCAGGGTGCTCGTGCGGATATCATCCTAGCAGATGACGTAGAGTCTATGCAGAATGCTCGTACAGCAGCGGGTCGAGCCTTACTTGAGGAATTAACCAAGGAGTTTGAATCTATCAACCAGTTTGGTGATATCATTTATCTTGGTACACCTCAGAACGTAAACTCTATCTACAACAACCTACCTGCTCGCGGCTACTCTGTTCGCATCTGGACTGCACGTTACCCTTCGGTGGAGCAAGAGCAATGCTATGGTGACTTCCTTGCACCTATGATTGTGCAGGATATGAAGGACAACCCAGCACTTCGCTCAGGTTATGGCTTGGATGGTAATAGTGGTGCACCTTGTGCCCCTGAAATGTATGATGATGACGTCCTGATTGAGAAGGAAATATCTCAGGGTGCTGCTAAGTTCCAGCTTCAATTTATGCTGAACACTCGCATGATGGATGCTGACCGCTACCCGCTTCGCCTGAACAACCTTATCTTCACTTCGTTCGGTACAGAGGAAGTACCTGTGATGCCTACGTGGAGTAATGACTCAATTAACATTATTGGCGATGCACCTAAGTATGGCAATAAACCTACAGACTTCATGTATCGACCTGTTGCTCGCCCGTATGAATGGGGTGCTGTTACCCGCAAAATCATGTATATCGACCCAGCAGGTGGGGGTAAGAATGGAGACGAAACTGGTATAGCGATTGTCTTCCTGCACGGCACATTCATTTACGTGTATCAGTGCTTCGGAGTGCCGGGCGGATACCGAGAATCGTCTCTGAATCGCATTGTGCAGGCCGCAAAGCAGGCAGGTGTTAAAGAGGTATTCATTGAGAAAAACTTTGGTCATGGCGCGTTTGAGGCCGTAATTAAGCCATACTTTGAACGAGAGTGGCCTGTCGCACTAGAAGAGGATTACGCTACCGGACAGAAAGAGTTGCGTATCATTGAGACACTGGAGCCGCTCATGGCAGCGCACAGGCTCATCTTCAATGCCGAGATGGTCAAGACTGACCTTGAATCAGTCCAGCATTATCCGCTTGAGCTACGCATGTCCTACAGCCTTTTCAATCAAATGTCGAACATTACGATTGAGAAGAACAGCCTCCGGCACGATGACCGCTTAGACGCTCTGTATGGCGCTATACGGCAATTAACTTCTCAGATAGACTATGACGAGGTTACACGGATTAATCGCCTCAGAGCGCAGGAGATGCGCGATTACATCCAAGCTATGAACACACCTCACCTCCGCAGGGCAATGCTCTATGGGGATTATGGCACTGAGCGAAGAGTAACCAATACTTCTGTGGCGATGCAGCAGCGGGTTTATGGTCAGAATTACCGTAATAAGTCCTCCAATAGAAATACCATTTCTGCAAGGATTTCAAGGACTTATTAATTACTGGACACTATAGAAGGAAGGCCAAGAGAATAAGAGAAATAATAAGGATATTATAGGTTAACCTAGGTTATATAGGTATGCCTTAGTATGGGTGTACTCCTGTACACCCTATTCCTTACTTCCTTACTATAGTTAACTATGAATAGGAGACATGATGGCTAACGAATATAGTGATCAGCCACTTACAGGCCGATACGATAGAAAACAGGTACAACCCGTTAGTGAGCACTTAATGGTTCCAAGTGTTAACACTAACATTGACTTATATAACCCGGCAAAACAAGCTAGTGTTATTAATGACACCACAAAGTCTGGTAAGCAACTTGGAGCTATGATTGTAACAGAAATGGGATTACTGATGCTAGCCCGTGGAAGTGAACCTACAAGTAAGTGGGATAAGACAAAGACAGCAGAGATTATTGTTCCAGCTTAATAAGAAGAGGAGAATAGATATGCCTAAGTATGGAGATGCAAGTACGGTAACTGGTCAGTCCTTCCGTGTTAAAGATGTTCAAACTATTGCAACTGCACTGCCATTACCGGTGGTAGCAGAGGCAGACCTTAAATCTAAAGCACACCCAATCAACATCCACCATCTTTCTGGTAAACAGAAAGGGGCCATGGTTGCTGTACAGAAAGCAGAGGGGTCGCTGTATATCGCTGTAGCACGAGATGCACTACCGGAATCTCCGTGGGATGCAACTGCCATGGAAGTTACTGCTGTTACACCAGTGGAGTGATATTATCGTGTTAGGTGTTACAGGACAACGAAGTGTAAGTCATCAAGCTAAGGTTGCCACGGAAGTGGCTCCTATCGTTGATATCTCAGATGTGTCTGACGTTAACTCTTATCTAAACCAAAAGTACCTATCAGGTAAGCAAGAAGGTTATATTGTTCTGGCGAAGAAAGGTTCCCGTCATTCACTATATTCTGCAACAGGCTCTAAGCCAGAAGATAAGTGGTTGCCATTAGAGCAAGCAACCATCTCTAGTTCAAGTGCATTAGAGCTGATTGACACCATCAATGCAGAAGTTGCAAGTGCAAGTGACACAGTAGAGGTTAATGTAACCAAAGAGAGAACTGTGTGCATCCAGACTCCTATGAAAGACCTAGCAGGTGATACAGTTTACAGGCAAGAGTTGACTGCCAACATTAACCTCACCATTAATGAAAATGGAAGCCCTAGCGATACTGTTAAACTAAACATATCCATACCTAATTTGCCAGGGACATCTAGTGGTTCTTACTATACAGTTGACAATGTGCTGTGTACTGCTTTTGGAGAAGACAGCCCTGTTGTTGCTAATATAGATGTTGACAAGGCTACCACTAACTTGATTGCTGTTACACTCCGTAAAGAGACGGCAACAGACATTAAGCTGTCTCTGGTAATCAGGTGGTCAATGCCAGTGGAGGTAGTATAGTGCTTAATAAATACTTCAAGCGTAAAGAGTTCGCTTGCCGTTGTGGGTGCGGTACATCCACTGTTGATGCTGAGTTACTACAGGTAATCACAGATGTGCGTGAGCACTTTGGTACTCCTGTAGTTATCACCTCTGGGCATCGCTGCGCTAATCACAATGCTAAGGTAGGTGGAGCCAAGAACTCCATGCATCTTACAGGTAAGGCTGCTGATATTAAAGTGTCTGGCGTCTTACCTTCTGAAGTGCATAAGTATCTTACTGGTAAATACCAAGGTAAGTACGGTATTGGTAAGTATAATTCCTTCACACACATTGATGTACGCGATGGGTGTGCACGATGGTAAGATGCGTTGAATGGTGTGAACGCATGGTTGCTAAGGCTTCAGAGGAAGGTAACTATGAGGATTGGCAGAACTACTCGGATTTGTTAGCTCAATGGAAAGGGAGGTGCAATGAAAAAGCTGTTTAAGTCTAAGAAGATTGTAGGTGCATTGATTGCGCTAGTGATTGCCCTTGTTTCTGTAGGACTTGGCGTAGACCTTGGTGAAGGTACGGAAGGTTCCGTCACTGACGTGGTATGCCAAGTGATCACCTGTGAATAAGGTGCTTGAGGTGGTGGCGGGTCTTATTGGCCTGCTGCTTGCCGCTAAGAAGAAGAAAGAAGAGAAGGAGGCACAAAGTGAAGCGAATCACGTTAGCGACAATCCTGCTGATTGGTTCGCTGATCACTTCCGGGTGCAGTCAGGTGTCACCAAATCAGAGCAAGGTGATGCCGACTAAACCGACGCTGACGGCAGTGTACGAAGTAGGCGATAAGGTCTGCTTTAGCAAGCCTGATGCTACACAACTTGGGTTGTACATTTTATCGCTAGAACGCGGTTACAAATAATACATAGCTTTATGTATCAGTCACCTACGATTTAGGTGACACTATAGAAGAGATAGAGTGGCGATCATCTGGTCGCCCTTTACTCAAGGTGCTCATGGTGGGCGCTTTAAGTAAAGGAGGAATAATGGCTCTAACTAAGTTATCTTCTAAGCTGACTAGCTTCTTAAACAAGCTACTGCCGTCTGCTAAGATTGTTTCGCTTTACAGCAGGAATGCATCTGATGCCAGCATGTTCGACTTCATACCAGAAGAATACCATGCGGGTATCATGAATCACACTGAGACTAGTGACCTATCCGCCTATATGCAAGCGGCCATAAACGATATGGATGCTCGCGGAGGCGGTGTAATACGAGTCCCGCCGGGACAATACTACTGTAACCTTGTAACAAAACCACATGTAGTGTTGATTGGTGCTCGCTACAACTCTACTCGCCGTTCTTTGTTCTGGACGTACAACCCTGTAGCTGGTGCCTTCACCACAAGGTTTCGTAATTACAAGAACGACTGGATTATCAAGTCTGAAACAAATATCTCAGGTAGAGGTTTTGGTGTAGTTGGTATTGACTTTGACGCCAAAGACCCAAGCAATAGCACAGGTGGTGTGTATCTGAGAGGGCCAGAAGCAGTTATCAGATGTTGCAGTGCTTATGGCTTTCAAGACCAAGGTTTTAAAATGGAAGGTAACATCAACACCATTGAAGATGTTATTGCCAATGAGTGCCTAAAGCAACGGTCTAGATCAGATTATGTTGGAACTGTCGAAGTGGCAGGTGCAGACTGTCACATCTCACGCATCGAGGGCAATGCGCAGTGTGTTGGTCTTGGCACTATCCATAACGCAGAACCTTACCTGTGCGGTATAAAGATTGCAGGGAATAACAGTTATGTATATGGTCTTATGGGGGAGGTTTCTGAGACGGGAGTGTACATCAGGGCAAGTAACGCAGTACACAAGATGAGTAACAGCCGTGCAGATAATAATACAGGTCCGGGTTTTCTTCTAGATGGTGTTATATTGGATAATTGCCACTCATATAACAATAGTCGTAATGGAGACGGTCAGTATTCCGGTTTCAAATCTCTACCTAATGCATCCCGTGTTTTTGCGTCTAATTGTGTTGCATGGACTGACACCTTCCCTGTGGATCGAACTAGTGAGCAAAGGAAACACAAGTATGGGTTTGACTTCTCAACTATGGATTACACTTCTTCTCGTTTAAAAGCGTGGAGGAGTCAGTGCTTCTCACACGGGCATTCCGAAGGTGAGGGACTCGATGCACCAACAAATGGTTCTATCCGCAGCGTACATGCAGCCCATGCTGTGCACAATAGTACTGCGACTGTAATAGCGGTGGACAATATAAGTTTAGTAACCATTGGTGGGAACGCAGGTGGTACGATCTCTGGATTATCTGGAGGTTACATTGGACAAGAGGTATGTTTGTACCTTAATGCCCAAAAAGTGGTAACACTCGTCCACAGTGGAAACTTTCAGGTTAACAACAATGCGAGAAACGCCAGCAAGGTTATGGAGGTTGGCAGGGTATATCGATTTATCAAGACGAGTGATACTATTTGGCGAGAAGTGGGTGATGCCACACGTTGGCTAGCGGGAAACCGTGCAAGCCGACCAAGTGCTCAAGCCACGCCGGGTATGATGTATTTCGATACGGAGTTAGGTAAGCCCATTTGGAGGGGTGCAGATAACAACTCGTGGGTTGACGCAACTGGAACACCTGTGTAGAATATAGGAGCGGCGTTAGCCGCTCTTACGCAACTTTCTTTCTTCATAGGTACTCATGGTGGGTGCCTATAAACAAAGGAGGTTACATGGCTTTAACCAAAGCTACTATGGCTGGTGCCCAGTTAGGCTACTTCAACCCAACTGACAAGTCAGCAAGCCGCTCTGTTGAGGCAAAACTTTGTGACACCATTAACGTCATGGACTATGGTGCAAAAGGTGATGGTTTGACTGATGATTCTTATGCTATTCAGTTAGCTATCAGGGAGGCTGCACGTATTGGTGTGTACCGTGTGTTCATACCATCAACGTCAGCACACTATCGTATCTGCTACCCAATCTTCCTTCTGGACAAGGTAGAGCTATTCGGTTGTGGCATCTCTACTCGTTTAGTGTTCGAGAACCCTACCTTCTCACGTGGTCGTGGTGCATTGGTCGTTGGTTCCTCTGTAGAGATTAACCGTGAAACTGTATTTGCCGCATACGATAGTGGTGATTGGGTAAACAAGCCAGTTAAGAACGAAGGCTTCGTAAACCCAGCACACAAAGAGTTTATCAGGGATAACCCTCAGTTTGTGCAATGTGAACAGGCTTCTGTCCACGACATGTACATCGAAGGGTCTTACCCCGGTGCCATTAAGGAAGGTGGGTACGGCATCAACTTCGTGAATGCCAAGGACTGCACGGCTTACAATATCTGGGGTAAAGGTTGGACTCAGCTTATTGGTATAGGATCTGATGTTCCACCGGAAACTCCCTCCAACTATCGTTGCTCTGCATTCAACTTGCATGTAATTGAGCCAAATCAGGAGAAGACATACTATTCTATTGCATTCATAGCTAACAGCACAGACTGCATCGTGCAAGATGCATGGCAGTATTCTCCTTGCGCTGCTGGCACGCCTCATGGGTCAGGTGTTGCCACCAACATCACAGAAGACTGTACCATCAGAAATATCCATATCAAAGATCTTGGTCGCACTAATACTTCGGAAGGTGTACTTATCAACAACTCCCGTGGTACTCTTGTTGAGAACATTCACGTTGGCAATGCTAAAACTGCTGTTGCTCACTTCTATAAAGATTACGACGAGATGAACGACGCTGAACGCCCGAACATCTTCCGCAACATTACAGGTGTTAGGTGCGATAGTACGTTCGCGACTCGAGCGAAGCACGCGATAATTGATGGACTTACGTCTCGTAACTGCCTGCGTGAAGTATTCTTTGGTAACTTAAATGCCACTAATAATACCTTTCTGACTAAACCAGTATCTCTGGATAAACTAGGTAGCTGGACTCTAGATCAGTACCTTCAGAACAATAAGGTGAAAGGTTGGACTCGTAAGCAGTTCTACTTCAGACCTCAGTCTTATCTGATTCAGGATGTATCAACACTGAGTAGTTATGACACAAACCGTAAGCTGGAGACGAAGGAAGATGCAGGCATTGATGTTATGATCCCACTTCCTCCTTCAATCAAGGGTATTTCGCAGGTGACTGTGATGTATGGATTTGGTGGTGGCTCTCAGACTAAAGGTACTAAGCTGCATGTTGCTCTTCGTCGTATCTCTAAGTTTAGCGGAGATACTAATGAGCAACCCATCGAAGTGTTCGCAGGTGACAAGACTGCGACCTCTGATTCCGCAAGCAGTGGCTCCTTCTCCATTCAGTCACAAGACCATAAAGGTTTCACGTTGATTGACGATGCAACCAATGGGCTTGCTGACTCTGTGGATGTGTTAATCTCCATGCAGACTCCAACCAATGGGTGTGTAATCAAAGAGATTCGTATGTCTTGTATCGTGGAAGATTAATGCCACTTGTTATGGTGTTCAATGTCGTGCCTTGAAGAATACTTCTGCATCTTCTGCGTAAGTAGGTTAATATCTTAGTGTACACAAGGGCAGACTTATGTTTGCTCTTAGTGCGCCAAAGGTTAATATGAAAGGGTTTGGTGTAATGTTGTAGGAGGAGGATGATGGTTGTTGTATCTAGTAAGAAGAAGGGACTAGATAAGATAGTGCAAACAGGTCTTGCGGTTAAAGCTGGTGAACCTCTTAACACTAGCACTGGTTCAATGGACAAGATTGTTGAAACAGGTAGACAGGCCATGTCGGGTGGATTGGATAATGGTTCACGGAAGCAGGCTGAGTTCAATAAGATTATTGAGTTCGGTAAGGAAGCTAAGAGGAAATTCCTAAGACCATCTGCAGTAGAGCCAGTAAGACACTAGGTTACTCTTAGTGTATACCAAAAGGAGGTAAATGTGCCAATTAAGTACAATAAAGGCTTACGCTGGTTTATCAAGAGAACGAAAGGTGTATGCCATGAGCCGCTCTATGGTAAGCTGGTAGGTAAACCTTAGTCCTGTACAAGGGTTAACCAAAGTCAAAATTTTGATATAGGCGTGTGTGGGGTGTCTCGGCCTCGGCCTCGCCGGGTTGTCCCCATATGGGTTGCTCGGCGGTTGGCTTAGGGATTGGGCTGGGCTGGGCCGTCTTCGACGGGCTGGCTGAGGCTTGCCTTGTACTAGCTTAGTGGTACACAAGGGAGAACGACTAGGAAGCGCTAGGGCGCGCCTTAGTGTTGGACAAGGTGATTGCCTTATTGCAACCGCTTAGGGCTTACACAGGCCATTTCAGGGCCATTCTGGGCTGTTGACAGGGTGGGCGTGGGTGTGGGCTATCTGTTCGTTTCGCTCCACTGCGTTACGCTACACTCACCGCGCTCGTGTATCCTTGGTATAAACTAGATGGATAGCTTAGGTTAACCTTAGTGGCTTACCTTAGTTAAAGCCTTAGTGCTTAGCTTAGTAATGGCTTAGTGGTGTACCTAGTAAGTCTTAGTGTCTTCTCTTAGTGATTGCATAGCTAAAGCTATAAGATGCCAATAGGTCGCGGTCGGTAGACCGCTAAAGAAAGAGAATAGTAATAAGATGCAGTAGGAGGAACACCAGAAGCCTCGCCAATCTAGCCTATCCTAGTTCTGTATCTATTGCTTTCCTTAGTCTCACATGTTAGACAACCTAGATTTATCTTAGTGAGGTAACTTAGTGTTGACAAGGTAACATTAGTGTAATACTATTCATCACGTAGGCAGCACTGCGGTGCTTAGTAGCCAGCTAGTAAGGCATATGAAGAGACTAGTGCTTACATTGCTCTTTAACAATTTGCTTAGTGTAACCTATGTATGCCGTGGTTAATTACTTATTAAATGAGGAATTAACTATGACATTAAATAACCGTGAACTATCCGTTCTCTTCACTTTGTTATGCTACATGATTCGTAATAACGAATTGCTTACAGATGATGAGTTAGCCTTGTATCACCGCTTCCTTAACGAAGGTTGGACCGATACAGTTAACCAGAAACGTGACTTGATGAAGGAGTTAAGCAATGTTTAAACATGAGATTTACACTGATTGCAATAAATCTGCTAAAGCTATCTGCGATTTGTACAAGGCAGAATGCCAGACGTATAACCTCAACGATGGTACTGAGATGTTTTATCTTCAGTTTGAAAGCAAGCTATCCCACAAGCGAATCGTTGACAGTTTGAATCAACGCTCCTTGGAGTGGGAAGAAGTAAATAGCAATAAAGTTTAAATTAACTATTGACAGCCACGGCATACAAGGTTACATTAAGCATCAAGACGGCGACGTCTCTAAACATCCCGTTCTTTAACAATCTGGCTAGTACCTTGGTAGGCTAACTACTTACTAAGGTGAAATATGAACTACTGCGATATCGCTCACGAATTGCGTATGGAACGTGAGAAACAAGAAAAGCGGATTATCAAGAAAATGGCTGTACTGCTTGCACACTATAAGGCAGACAAACAGCCAACACATGATGAGTTCGTTGAGTTCTGTAACACGTATCTCAATGTGAGTAAAGCCACTGGATACAGGTGGCTTAAAGCACTGAATGATGGGGAATTGTAGTAATAAGCCAGCTTAATAGCTGGCCTACCAAGGTACTAGCTGATTGCTCTTTAACAACTTGGATAAAGCTTCTTAGTCTGGCGAGGTTAGACCTAGGGTATTCTTTTGAGTACCCTAGAATGTAACCTAACTAACTAATGAGGATTAAATTATGGAACGCAATGCTAACGCTTACTATGAACTTCTGGCTGCAACTGTTGAAGCATTTAACGAGCGCATTCAGTACGATGGTATCCGTGAAGGTGATGATTATTCTGATGCGCTGCATGAGGTTGTAGATGGCAATGTACCGCACCACTATCATGAAATCTTTACTGTAATGGCTGCCGATGGTATTGATATTAGTTTTGAGGATGAAGGTTTGATTCCTGATACGAAGGATGTAACCAAGATTCTACAAGCTCGAATCTATGAGGCGCTTTATAATGATGTACCAAATGACAGTGGTGTAATTTGGTATGAAGACGAAGAAGAGGAAGAATGAAGATGGAAAAGCAATATAACTTCATCTTTTCAGATGGTGTAACCCTGAAGTGTTCCCTACGATTCGCGCAGATTCGCGAGGAAGTGATAGGAACTACATACAAATTATTTAGTTGACACTATAAGAGAAGATTTAACAGGGCGTTACTTGTTAGCGCCCGATTAAGTTTATCTCAATAAACCAAATAGGTGACTATTATGACTACTGAAAACCTCCTCGTTTCTGTCCGTGAAGCTGCAACCGCTGAAATCAAGCAACACTTAGACAATATCGGCACCTCTTACCTCCGTGTTGGCGCTTGTCTGAATGAGCTACGCGGTGACTTTGACGGTCAAAAGGACTTCTTAACTTATGTAGAAGTTGAGTTTGCCATTAAGAAGGCACAATGTTACAAGTTGATGAGTGTGGCGCGTGTCTTTGAAGGTGATGACCGCTTCAAAGGCGTGGCGATGCGTGTAATGCTGGCCCTTGTTCCTTTCGCTGATGAAAATATCATCATGGAGAAAGCCGCAGAACTTGCCGCAGATGGCAAGCTGGACACTAATGCTGTAAACGCTCTGATTGATCCTAAGAAAGAGACAAAAGCCGAGACGGTACAATCTAAGCCTGAGCCAGTAAAACCGCAGGAGAACGCGATTGAGGCCGTAGAATCACAGGAAACGCAAGTGCCGCAGGCAGTGCCTCCAGCTAGCGAGCCGGACACTGACGAATCGGCACCGTGGGAAGAGGAAAGCAAGCCGGAAATTACAAAGGCCGCGCCACTGGACAACACGGCTAACACTGAAAACGCCGCCATTGCTGGGCTGTTAGCACAAATCAAGGCACTGACCGAGCAATTAAAGGAGGCCAACGATCGTATCGCATCTTTGAGCAGTGCACGCGAAAGCAAGAAGGCAGCCGCTCCTATGCTTCCGCAGTTTAAATCCCCTTGCTTCTACGCTCGCCTAGGCTTGAGCGCTGAGGAATCAACGAAGAAAACAGCAGTGAACAAGGCGCGCCGAGAACTGGTTAAGCTAGGGTATGGTGAAGGCCATGAGGCATGGGCTTTAATCTCTGAGGCAGTAGAAGAATTAACTAAGTAACCTTATCGGTGGCATCTTCTTAGGTGTCACCTATTAAGGTTTCTTTCACTAGGAGTAAACAAGATGCAAGACCTACACGCTATCCAACTTCAGCTTGAGGAAGAGATGTTTAACGGTGGTATTCGTCGCTTTGAAGCAGACCAACAGCGCCAAATTGCATCAGGTAATGAGTCGGATACGGCTTGGAATCGCCGCTTGTTGTCTGAATTAATCGCGCCGATGGCGGAAGGTATTCAGGCATACAAGGAAGAGTATGAAGGTAAAAGAGGCCGTGCACCGCGTGCATTAGCTTTCATTAGCTGCGTAGAAAACGAAGTGGCAGCATATATCACGATGAAAATCGTAATGGATATGCTTAACACTGATGTAACCCTGCAAGCTATAGCGATGCATATAGCCGACCGCATCGAAGACCAAGTCCGCTTTAGCAAGTTGGAAGGACACGCCGCCAAATACTTTGAGAAGGTGAAGCAGTCACTTAAGGCAAGCAAGACTAAATCTTATCGCCATGCGCATAATGTAGCGGTTGTGGCTGAGAAGTCAGTAGCTGACCGTGATGCAGACTTCTCACGCTGGGAAGCATGGCCTAAAGATATCTTGCTGCAAATAGGTACTACCTTGCTTGAAATTCTGGAGAATAGCGTATTCTTCAACGGGCAGCCTGTTTTCTTCCGCACCTTGCGCACTAACGGCGGCAAGCACGGCGTTTACTACTTACAGACTAGTGAACACGTGGGCGAGTGGATAACTGCATTTAAGGAGCACGTAGCGCAGCTGAGTCCTACCTATGCGCCTTGCGTTATCCCTCCACGACCTTGGGTGTCGCCTTTTAATGGCGGTTTTCATACTGAGAAAGTAGCAAGCCGTATACGTCTGGTTAAAGGCAACCGCGAGCACGTCCGCAAGCTAACCAAAAAGCAAATGCCAGCGGTTTACAAGGCTGTTAACGCTTTGCAGGCGACCAAGTGGCAGGTTAATAAGGAAGTGTTGCAGGTTGTTGAAGATGTTATCCGCCTAGATCTTGGTTATGGTGTGCCTTCCTTTAAACCACTCATCGACCGCGAGAACAAGCCAGCTAATCCGGTGCCGCTTGAGTTCCAGCACCTGCGAGGCCGGGAACTGAAAGAAATGCTAACGCCGGAACAGTGGCAAACCTTTATCAACTGGAAAGGTGAATGTACTAAGCTGTACACCGCCGAGACTAAGCGCGGCAGCAAGTCGGCGGCGACCGTTCGCATGGTAGGTCAAGCTCGTAAATACAGCCAATTTGACGCGATTTACTTCGTGTATGCACTGGACAGCCGCAGCCGTGTCTACGCGCAATCTAGCACGCTCTCTCCGCAATCAAATGACTTAGGCAAGGCACTCCTACGGTTTACCGAAGGACAGCCTATAAATAGCTCTGAGGCGCTTAAATGGTTTTTGGTGAACGGGGCGAATAACTGGGGTTGGGATAAGAAAACTTTCGACGTGCGCACCGCTAACGTGTTAGATAGTGAATTTCAAGACATGTGCCGCGACATTGCAGCCGACCCGCTAACCTTCACCCAATGGGTAAATGCTGATTCTCCTTATGGCTTCCTTGCATGGTGCTTTGAATACGCCCGTTATCTGGATGCACTGGATGAAGGCACACAAGACCAATTTGTCACTCACTTACCAGTTCATCAAGATGGCAGCTGTTCCGGTATCCAGCACTATAGCGCGATGCTGCGTGATGAAGTAGGTGCGAAAGCGGTAAACCTTAAGCCGTCCGATGAGCCGCAAGATATTTATGGGGCCGTTGCACAAGTAGTTATCCAGAAGAACTACGCTTACATGAATGCAGATGATGCGGTTACTTTCACATCTGGAAGCGTCACACTTACAGGTGCAGAACTGCGTAGCATGGCTAGCGCGTGGGATATGATAGGCATCACTCGTGGCTTAACCAAAAAGCCAGTAATGACCTTGCCTTATGGCTCTACTCGCCTAACCTGCCGTGAATCGGTGATTGATTATATTGTTGATTTGGAAGAAAAAGAGGCGCAAAGGGCTATTTCCGAAGGGCGGACGGCTAATCCTGTACACCCCTTTGATAGTGACCGTAAAGACTATCTGACACCGGGTGTAGCCTATAACTATATGACTGCCTTAATTTGGCCTTCTATCTCTGAGGTTGTTAAAGCCCCTATAGTGGCGATGAAAATGATTCGCCAGCTTGCACGATTCGCAGCTAAAAGAAATGAAGGGTTAGAATACACCTTGCCAACTGGTTTCATCTTGCAACAAAAGATAATGGCTACCGATATGCTCCGCGTATCCACTTGCTTAATGGGTGAAATCAAGATGAGTCTACAGATTGAAACTGATGTGGTGGATGAAACGGCAATGATGGGCGCTGCCGCTCCTAACTTTGTTCACGGTCACGATGCTAGTCACCTTATATTAACGGTATGTGACCTTGTGGATAAGGGCATAACCTCCATTGCAGTTATCCATGACTCTTTTGGTACTCATGCAGGTCGTACCGCAGACCTGCGGGATAGCTTAAGGGCAGAAATGGTGAAGATGTATCAAGGCCGTAATGCTTTACAGCAACTGCTAGATGAGCACGAAGAGCGCTGGTTGGTTGATACCGGAATCCAAGTACCAGAGCAAGGGGAGTTTGACCTTAACGAAATCTTAGTATCTGACTATTGCTTCGCATAATATTGATAGGCCATTCCTTCGGGAGTGGCCTTTTCTTTACCTACTACCTGTAACATTTCATTAACATAAACTGTCTCACACGTGAGACTTATTTACTGGACACTATAGGAGAAACCATCGGAGATGGGAAAGAGAAGGGAAGATAAAAGGATATAAAGGAAGTAATAGGTATTAAAGGTTATATAGGTTTACCTAGGAATACCTATTACCTTCTTCCTTCCTCTTCTTACTACTTAAAGGAAGGGCAGACCTAGGTTGTCTCACATGTGAGACTTCGTATTTACCGGACAGTATAGATAAGACTAACTCACTTTGGAGATTTAATCATGCGTAACTTTGAGAAGATGACCCGTAAAGCTAACCGTTTTGACATGGAAGAAGGGCAGAAGAAAGGCAAGAAGCTGAATAAACCTGTCCGTGACCGTGCATCTAAACGCGCAGCGTGGGAGTTCTAAGTTATGGCTATTATTAATAACATCCCGTGTCCTGCTTGCCAGAAGAATGGACACGATAAATCCGGCAATCATCTAATGATATTCGATGATGGTGCTGGCTACTGTAACCGTGGTCACTTCCACGATAATGGCAAGCCTTATTACCACAAGCCAGAGGGTGGCATCGAGATAACTGAGTTACCTATCACTGGCAATATCAAATACACACCTTCTCAATTCAAAGAGATGGAGAAGGAAGGGAAGATAAGCGACCCTAAGCTACGCGCAATCGCACTTGGTGGTATGCGTATGAAAGATCGTTGGGAGGTCATGAATGAGCAAGAAAGGGCAGACCAAGAAGCAGAATGGAAACTTGATGTTGAATGGTTCCTTACGCTTAAGCGTAAAAACCTTGTATCCCGTCACATTCGAGGTGACATCGCAGCAATGTACGATGTGCGCGTTGGACACGATGAAGAGGGAAGAGTCAACCGTCACTATTATCCACGATATGAAAAGGGTGTGCTTGTTGGAGCAAAATGCCGGACGTTGCCGAAGGATTTTAAGTTCGGACACTTAGGTAAACTCTTTGGTATGCAAGACCTTTTCGGGATGAATACTTTGTCTCACGTGTTAGACAAGGGAAGACGGAAGGATTGCTTGCTTATTGTAGGCGGTGAACTTGATGCACTAGCAGCACAGCAGATGCTTCTTGATTCTGCCAAGGGTACTAAGTGGGAAGGACAGCCTTACCATGTATGGTCTGTAAACAAAGGTGAGTCTTGTCTTGAAGAGATTGTGCAGAACCGTGAGCACATCGCCCAATTCAAGAAGATTATTTGGGGCTTTGATGGGGATGAGGTAGGGCAGAAGCAGAACCAGCAAGCGGCTCGCCTGTTTCCCGGCAAATCCTATATCCTTGAGTACCCTGCTGGTTGCAAAGATGCTAACAAGGCACTTATGGCTGGCAAGTCCAAAGAGTTTGTGGATGCATGGTTTAATGCCAAGTCATCTGATGAGGTCTTTGGTAGCCAGATTAAATCTATCGCATCTCAAAGGGATAAGCTCAAGGCTGCACGTCCAGAGCAAGGGCTGTCATGGCCTTGGCCTAAGCTGAATAAGGTAACACTGGGTATTCGTAAGAATCAGCTTATCATTGTAGGTGCAGGCTCTGGTGTAGGTAAGACTGAGTTCCTTCGTGAAGTAGTTAAGCATCTCATTGAAGAACACGGTGAATCTGTAGGCATCATTTCTACAGAAGACCCGATGGTCAAGGTGTCCCGTGCTTTTATCGGCAAGTGGATTGATAAGCGTATTGAGCTACCTCCAACCAATGACCCGAAAGAAGATGGATACCGTGAGGTATTCGACTATACAGAGGAGGAGGCTAATGCTGCCATTGATTATGTAGCTGATACAGGGAAGCTATTTGTGGCTGACCTAGAAGGCGACTATTCAATGGAGAAGGTAGAACAAACTTGCCTAGAGTTTGAGGCTATGGGTATTTCTAATATCATCATTGATAACTTAACAGGGATTAAATTAGATGAGCGTGCTTTTGGTGGGAAGGTTGGTGCACTTGATGAATGCGTCAAGCGGATTGGTACTATCAAGGACAGACATGCAGTTACTATCTTCCTTGTCTCGCACCTTACACGTCCTGCGGGGAACCGTACCCAACACGAAGAAGGTGGCGAGGTTATCCTTTCTGACTTCCGAGGCTCAGGCGCTATCGGATTCTGGGCATCTTACGCCTTGGGGATTGAGCGTAACACAAGAGCTGAAACGCTTGATGAAAGGACTACCACGTACATCTCCTGTGTCAAAGACAGGGATCAGGGAATATTTTCCGGTACTCGTATAATGCTTAAAGGTGATATTGCTACTGGTCGCTTACGTGAACCAGAGCAAAGATCTCGACCGTTTGATACTGGTGCTCCAAAAGAACAAACTGTACCAGAAGAAGTAGTTGACAAAGGAGGT